TTGAGACAACTCGTTCATACCATGATCTGCTATCAGTTGATTCGTACTTAGCAAACAGCGTGTAGTAAACCCATTTACCACTAGGTAAGTCAGTATGTGTAAACGACGAGGCGCTATTCTCTGCTTTTATTTGAATAAGGGATGTACCCTCAGCAAGTGTTTGCGGTGGCCCAACTAACGAATAGCGCAAATCTAGCGTTGTAACAGCAGGTATTGACACAACCGTTGTAGCCAATTCTGTTGTAATGCCCCATGATAGGTAAACCTTGTCATAGTCAGTTGGTGATGCTGATAAAAATGATGAAGACCCAGGAACACTTGTTGGAGTAGTCACATAGCCATCAGCCCTTAATGCCGATGGGTTATCTGCACCATAGTTAACAGAAGCAGCCTGAAGAAATGATCCAGTAGTACTAGCCGCACTACCAACATTACTTTTTAGTGTAAAAGATATACGGGCCATTAGACTGCTGTCACTCCTCCAAATGGATCAATATCAACAATACCTAATTTAGGAAGTTTATTAGACGCTACAACAATTTTTCCATTTGTATCAATTGTAGTAGACCCACCTGATGTAGTTGTAAATCCCTTAACAATCACATAGTCAACCCCAGCAATAGACATTGCTGTTCGGTATACCTCTCCCACCGTCACTGTCTGTCCGAATGATACATTACTAAAGTTGAATAACTCTTCTAATGCAGATTTTACCTCTGCTTCAACCACTGATTGGATATAGTTAGATTTTACATACAAGTCTAAGTAATTATAAATTTTAGTAAAACTAACTGAAGAAGGAACACTAATTAGCGTTACCCCAAGCATTGCACTTTCTAATAACTCTCGTGAAACACGGTCACGCAAATCTTGAGCAACACTTACTGAGGCAGCACCATCAGTTAAGTATGCAGTCTGATTAGCAATAACTGTTGCTGTAATAGAGGCACCAGTAGACGCTGATCCAAGATATGAAATAACAGCCTTAGATACACCTTGAGTTATTAAGGCAATATCACCAAAGTCTGACAAGGTTACGGCACCATTGCGGGTACGCACAGTACTAGGAATAGCCTGTTTAATAGAATCAATTGTTTCAAAGTCTAAGCCACCACCAGCCGCTACAGCATTGGTTACATTAGTGATTGTTGGATACAAACTATTACCAATGGTGGTGATAGTTCCTGCTGAAACATTACCAGTAGACCCAGACGATTGAATGTAAGTAACTGTAATTGGAGAGTTAATTGGTGGAATTCTTCCGTTGATTCCATTACCAAACACAACCTGAGTTACTCCCGAGGAAGTAACCGCTACTGAGAATACTGAGTCATCAGGACCATACGGGACAAGGCTGTTAACTCGTGTCCAAGTCTTAATTTCTCCAAACGAACCTTCAGCAATATTAACAACTACAGATTCTGCATCCACACTTTGGCGATAGATGTTAAATCTTTGACTAGCATTACCAGTACTTTTAGTTGAGTTAGCATTACTATCTGAAATAGCAGGTTCATCCAAGTATTTAACACCCTGACGAACAACTACAGTACCATTTGATAATGCCGAAATGGTTGTTGCTGTTTCATTAAAAAAGTACAAACCACTCGTTGACACAAATGGTGTATTTGCCGCAATACTTACAGATGCCGCACCACTATTAGTAAGCGTCAAAGTAGCAGTTGATGAACGCATATAGTTAGGGGTATAGCCGTAGAGGCTTGCCATTGCCAAAACGCTTTCGCGCTGTGTAGCAGTTGTTAGAAATGCTTCAGTAGAAGCGCGGTCAATGTAGTAGTGCATGATGTCTGCGTTGTACGCCCATAGGTCAATCAATGTTGACATAAAGTCCGAGGTGTCATTTCCAGACCATTCCGGAATAGAACTAGTGGCTCGTTCCTGGAGGGACAAGCGGATGGCGTTATAGTCTCGCGCTGTGTAATCAAAATTAGGCATAGATATCCTCACTCAAGAAGTCGCTCACACTCAGTGTAACACTGGATTTTTGTGATGGTAATATTTCATAAAATACAGATATAGATATGGATGCCTGTGTATTTGACATTTGGCTTTGGTCATTATCTGATATAACAATATCTCGGATAGTCACACCACGAACATGATCAGAGATTTCTCGCATAGCAACTTCTTTAAAATCTTCCCAAATAAGTGGGTCAATTAATTCGTAAAGCATGGCATATGCCCCAACACCATAATCAGGGTGCATGACTCGTTCTTCCCTGGATACTGTCAGGACATCTAAAATCTGTTGTTTGACAATGGCGTCAAAGTCACCAACGGTGGCAACTTTTCCATTTTTAAATTGAAATGGCATATATATTGCTTTCATTTTATATCACCTTGTGTATTTTTATATAAATCATAAATACACAATGAAACATAACTACTCATAATAACTGTCAAAATAAGAGTTATTGAAAATCCTTTAATAATTAACTTAGACATAGATATCCTCCATCTGTCTAGATGATCGCCAAGTATTATTTACAAACGCTGATTCTGGTACCTCAGGCATATTTGACCGCATAGTCATGTATGCATTGATATCGTTAGTGTCGTTTCGTGAAACTGTCATTTGGGTAAAGAATTCGTCACGAGTAACCGTATGCGTAACTTCTTTTACATACCAAAAACCTTCAAAGTTAGATTCAAAGTTAGAGATACTAACGATCCCACCAGGTAGTACTCCCGCAGTTCCAGTAAGAGATAACCTTGCGGTAAGGGTGCTGATACCACGATTGTGTGCAGAAACAAGAGTATCTGCCATAGTAGTAGAAGTAGCATTAACACTGACGCTGTCAGTAATTCCTAAATCAATTTGTTTACCAAACCCCGTGGTCTCACTAAACTTATTTGAAGTGTAGGTATTACCTTGGTTATCTAATACGGTTGCTGATACTGAATGTCCACTTAATGGGTCAATAGAGTCACCAAAAGTACCTTGCATGGATAATATTACTGCGGGGTATGTCTTAACATCACCATTACGCGCTTTAATGTTTTTTAGTTCATGATAAGAGATTTGTCGGCCCAATGAGTTCATAGGGTTCCATACATGTATATGTGTTCCATGCATTGACACAGATAATCCATACATTTTGGCAACCTTATTTAGGAACTCCCAGTCTGATTCTTCCGACTGGACAATGCGGGGGTAAGAAAATGATTCGGTCACAGAGGAAACACTGAACTTATATTCGTCTGCCAATGCTGTAGCAACACTTTGAATAGATGCGTTTTCCCATAGTCGTGTCTTTTTAGCGCGCATTTTGTAGGATGCACCCATACATACAAGTTCAACCAACTGAAAGACGCTTCCATTGATAATGCCATCAGAGTTTTTAAACGAAGGCTCAACTGAGGCAACATATCCACAGAATTCATGCTTATCTATGCCAAAGCCCCAATAACAAAGAACGGGTTTAGATAAATATTCGGTAAGCAACTGTGGTGGCACTCCAGCCACACGGACACGCAGGATGTCATGCTGGTTCTCAGCAAGACCTAATTCTATTTGAACAATAGACATATATCGCATAGGGGCGTTGTCTATCACAAAGTTAATATTTGGTGATATGCGACTATGCGATGTAAAAATCATTTGATTGGAATCCTAACCAAAGTACCCACAGGGATTTCATCAGGAAAAGGGACATGCGGGTTTAGGTCCGCAATCTCCCAGTATCGTTCTGAATCAAAAAGAGCACGATAGGCAATGCGATCAAAAGTATCACCCTCAATAGAGGTATAAACATAGTACCTTGAACCACTCCCATACTTACGGGTAGAAATGTAGGAACCACTACCATCAGGTGATGGTTGCGTGGAATAACGGGATATTGATTGCACAAACGCCATGGTTATTTAATTCCTTTTTGAAAATCAACATGTTTAAAACATATGCTTTTTGCGTACAAGGCGCTGGTATCTTTAATAGTTGTTGAGTACACCGATTTATTAGAACTATTTGCCTTAGATATCCTTGCAGCAAATGCTATTTCAATATCCAAGATCAATGGCGTCATTAGTTTATTTGCAGATAGTGCTCCGCTTAAATATAAGTCTTCTGCTTTGTCCTTTGATGCACCTGATTCTCTAAATATTCCATTAATTATATTGTCGTAAGCAGGGTCTCTAGTCCTATCTTCACTTCCATAACTGCACCATTTTTTCCATGAGTCAAAATCAGTAGCAACTGCTTTTTGACCAGTAATGTCCAAAAGAAGAACATCACGACTCATAGTGGAGCCATACTTAGTCCCTGGTCCCTTTTTTGCACCTGATGCTGTTACACCATTTTGTTTTTCTTGATCTTTTTCAGTACCTGCAAAGGATCGCCATAACTTAATTGTTGGTTGATGTTCAATAGATAACTCATAGTTTGAGTCATAAAACAGTTTATTAAGCCCTTTGTAATTTGATGGTTGTCCTTGGAATAACTCAACATTAACAAACCCAGCAACTAACAGAAATGTTTCATAATCTAATATTTTATGAATTTGTTCGTAACCCCTATTACTCAACACTCCATCAAGTGGGTTATACAATCCATAGTTTCTTTCACTATCGTCATAGAAATAGGCATTATCTAGTGGGTTGTTAAATGGTGGATGATCATTAGTGCTGGTACCACCAACAGCAATTTGATACTTTCCTGACTCTTTAAGTGCCGCAACAAGTAGATCATAGTCAGTACCCTTTTTAATTTCAGGTAATGGAGTAGCACCACCAGCACCAGGTGAATTAGGAGCAGGAATCAACTCATTTAGTGACTTTGTTAAGTATGTATCTTTCTTAGCAAAACCAATATACTTTGCCTCAACAGTTACATTAATGGTACACATAGTTGGTACCATTTTTGTGTTGAATTTAGTGAAGTTGACAGAAGATGATTGAATAAATCCATCAACCATAAACATAGATGAGAAGACAATCCGAACAGGTGTGCTAACTAGAAAAGCGCTGTTTCCTTTAACTGCCTCAAATGCGCGAGTTGCTTCTGTTTCTGAAATAAAGTTAGAAGTTGCAGATGCTCCTGAAGAAGAGTCAGCAGGTTCCCATGTACTAGAAAGACTGGTCATCTTAGATAAAGCAGAAATAATATCTTGAGAGATACCCTGACCAATAACACTGTCCATAACCATTAGGTCTGCGAGCACACCAATTTGCCCAACATCTTGAGATGTTGGTGTTCCTACTACTTTTTTTTCATTTCCAGGAGTGCCAGGAAAACCACCACGCCAAGGACCACGGTCTTCAGTTGTTTGTTTACCTGAAAAGTTAGTGTGATTATTAACTTCCATTTCTCGGTTAAGCAAAATGTCAAATGAGAAAGTGGCGTTACCTGGAGTTGCAACTGAGAACTGTCCTGGGTCTTGGAATAACATGTTTGTCATCCCACTAGAGAGTGAAACGCTACGCATAATGCGTTCAGGGTTAAATTGAAAGAAGAAGCGTCGGTTAGGCAAACTCTGTGCTGCACCAGTTGGAACTTCATCCAATAGGCACCGCATAAATCCTCGGTGTATCGTGGTATCTGTTTTCCCAATACCAAGGTTTTTACGAAGTTTTCCTGGGAACATAAACTCAGGATTGTCTTTATCAGTGCGCGCTAAATTATTGTGATTACCTGGACCACTTACACCATTTGGCAAGTTGTACCACTGATTTGATGTATAAGAGTTAATTGCCATTATGCACTCCTCATATTCTTTAATCGCATTTCGCGCTCAATAATCATTGTTACCTCACGGGCAATTACCTGTGCATCAGCCTGTGGGTTACCGCTTCCGTTTACATTAATGATTGGAGCAATATTAAAAGTCGCCCCAGTTGTTAAAGTAGAAATACTCGTGCCGCTACCTTGCGCTGAGGAACGCATATCAGGGTCACCGCTGTCACTAAATCCTGCGTTTGTAACCACCTGTCGGGCGGCGTCAGCGTTAGTGCTATACATTGGGTCCTTACCCTTATAAGAACCCCATGCATAAAAGTCTTTACCGCCAGACATTTGGAAGGCGGCTTTCATATTTGCTGCTGGGTCATACAGGTCTTCATTACTAGAAAGACCAAATTGCTTAAGACGCGCTGGACCAAGATTACCCAACATGTTGATCTGCATGAGACCATACGACAAGTCTTTGGTGGCGGCGTTAGGGTTATATGACCCAGCGTTCCACCTACTTTCACGGTAGGCAATAGCAACTGCTTTAACTAGGTTCTCACCACGGAATCCAGCGTTGTATGCATATCGTGCTACATCTTCACCAGTTAATTGACCGCCAGCCTTAGTGGGTGCAGTTGCTGTACCACCAACACCACCTCGTCGCCGTGGACTTCCTCTGCCACCACTTAGCCCAGTAGAGCCAAGGAACCCACTTGCGCGAAAAGCAGAGATAGCGTCAGCCATACTCATACCCGCAAAAGATGCAGTGGTTACTCCTGAAGTTGTGGTGTTGCCACCGCCATAGGAGTTACTGGCATGCTCAGTCTTTCCTGATGGACCACTTCCTGATGACATGGGTTCACCACCCCATGGTCGCCCCTGTTTTTCGTATTCAGTACGACCGTTAGGAAGTTCCGATGGCTGGACATGCCAAGGCTCCCCCATACTGTCAAAGTGCTTCAAACCAAATCGGGCGGCGTTAGCGGTAACCCATGCCAAGTCGCCAGTTAAGTCAGCGGCAAGACCAATTTCGTGCATTGATCGCCCAGGAGGAGCGGCCTGAGCGCCACTCACATGCTCCCAGTAAGAACCATCCCATTCCCAGTTTTTCTTACCATTAGAATCAACGGCGCTACTTGTCTTACGGTAACGCGAGCGGAACATAGTTTCCTGCTCGGCCTTACTACGATAACCCGTACCAATACCGACCTTGCCACCTGATGCCGCAATTAGTTGATCAACTCGTTGTTGCATTGTGGGGTGCATTTTTCCTGAGCCACCAGAGGGTCCTGGATCACCAGTTCTACCGATTGACGGTAGGTTACGACCGGGACCTGGGTCACCATCCATGGCGCTACCAACCGCAGTTGCGGCGGCACCAATTAGCATTAGTGGTACACCAACAGCGGCTCCAGCGCCAGTAGCAGACAAAGCCGCACCAGCCATCATTGCGGCTGGGCCTACTGCCTTAAGTGCACCACCAGCCAACTTACGGTTAGGTTTGGTCTCAATGCCTTTACCAATAATCCCTGAGAGCCTGGATTCAAGTCTCCCAAACATCTGTTCAAGACTCTGAGTTGCCTTTTCAAGTTTGGCAAAGTTGTCCTGTTGAGTACCATAAAAGTCTTCTTCACGGTTAGTTTTAACCTTCATGGTTTCTTCAATTTGAGTAGAGAAGTTATCCTCAATACCCATCATCTGCCGCTGGCTTTTACTGGCTGGGTCATACATACCCTTGCCACCCTTGGCACCATATTGTTGGTTTGCCATGGCATATTGAATAACTAAATCTTGAGTTGCAGAGTCAACACCCATGTCTGCCAAGCGGGAGCGCGTGTTACTACCCTGCTGTAATGCTCCACCAGGGTTTTTAAGGTTCATCAAACCTGACGACCTTGCTAGGTTTTGAATAACCTCAGTACCGCTACGCTGACCACCACCTGGCTTGTACAGACTTTGACCAGTCATCATAAACATACGGTTAGTGGTTTGGGCGCTACCCAAACTAGTAAGCATGTTAGTTACTCCTTGGGAACCAAGGCTATATCCCGATAGGGCGTTTAGACCTTCAACGGTAGAAGCATTACCGAGGGCACTAATACCAGTAGAAGCCTGCATTGCCATTAGATTATTAATACCACCTTCACCAAGGCGATAGTTAGTTAATGGTTGGCGATAGGCATTACGAACACCAGCGTTACTGAGACCAGTAATCTGTTGGTACATAACCGACATCTTGTCAGCGGATGAGGAGTACTCATAACCGCGCGCAATACGCGAATCCATTGCCCCAACACCAGCACCGATTACATTACCAACAGCCATTGCCCCCATGGCAATACCGCCCCCAGGGCTTTGTTGCAGCATCTGCATTGCAGACATACGACCGCCACCACTTGCGTATGGATTAAGGCTGTAGTTAGTGTTACTGCCAGTGGTAGATGCTGGTCCACTGTTAACCAGCACTGGGTGTCCTTGCGATCCCTGAGCAACGCCAGTGGTGACGCCCCCAGTAGTGCCAGCAGTAATACCCTTTAGAGCCGCGGCGGCCTTAGTTCCCTTAGAAGTAATGGCATCTAATGATCTAGCAACACCAGCAAGAGCAACCGATAATGCGGTGGCCTCTTGCGTCATCTTTGCAAGACGACCTTTTCCACCAGTAATGCTAGGGGTAGGTGTAGAACCGTTTCCCGCTATGTTTGGTTCTGTCATGACTACCCTCCATTACTTTGCCACCGTGCTAACTTTCCCCAGAACAGCCGTTCTCTGACGGGCATGTTCTTTATCTCGTTTAAAGAAAATCCTTTGTAGACAGTGGCTATGGAGTTGTATTCCCAGTATATATTATCAATATTAACCAAATAAAAGTGAGACCCAGTCAAACATCAATGTAATCTCTTCACCACAGTGTCCGCACGGAGCATTCACCTCCCGAGGACTCGGGCCAACTTTGGCGTTGAATACTGCACTGATAATGGTAGAACGATCCGCAATGCTTAGACTTCGTGCCCATTGTTCTTTGTTAGACACATCAATCTGAGCGCAACGGGCGATCATCATGGTATTTTGTTGGGCTGTATTTTTACCTGAACGACCAATCCGTGCGCTGTCATCCGAGTTAGGGTGATTCAAGATAAGTGTTGAACCATCCCTGAGGATAACTTTGATCTCCTTACGGGCTGATTCCTGATCTCCCTCAATTGGGAAGTCGGAATTCAGGTCAATAAGTAGATCGTTTGACTGGTTGCAATGCGGGCACGAGACTTTGAATTCTCGCGTTTCACCGTATGTGGCACGGATAACTGCCAAGAATAGTAGGTCACGGTCCCCAATAATTAACTCGTTGAGAACTGCTGGAGTTTGCTTAACTGAAATGTCACCAATTGAGACAACAACGCGCTTCAACAAGGCAAGTACATACTCACCATAGTTAGAAGTCGTTCGGGCTTCCATACTGGAAAGGAACTCTTCGTCCTCACCAGTCATTTCCCGAACGATTGCATTTGTAATCCAATCACTTCCTAATTGAATTCCACGAATAAGTTCAACACCTGTGTTGGGTGACTTAGTTATGGTTGGCGCACTCTCCGTAGAGATAGCGTCAAAACTTTGTACATCTTTCATATAATGCTCCTTGTTAATTACTTTTAATGTAGCACTCTAATAAGGGTTATGCATCAGGTTGGGTCCCAATTAATTTCAAAACCTTCATGGTTAACTGTCATCTGCTGGATCATGATTGAACTGTTACCAGCATTGAGGTCACCTAATGCAAAACCAGCGGGCCAAGCGTTGTAAATTGTGAATTCAAGTTTCTTGTTTCCAGGAACAACATTACGACCAGACGAACCTGGATCAATTGCATAGCCAGCGTTACCGCTACCATCTGCTGCTGCCGCCGAGAACGGGTGGTCATAAACGGTAACAATAATGTTACAACGGTAATCATTACGACTGCCAGTGCTACCAGTATTGTCAGCAAGAGCGCCTTGGGTCCAGGAATGCATAAATTGCTGCCAGCGCCACAACTGATCCTGCTTTTCAAACACACCACGGCTAAATGTAATGGGGTTGAAGTCAGACTGACCAATCATCTTGTGAGGATGAGTATTCATACCACCTTCACGATAAGGGATCATTTCGTTGGTAACACTTAGTCCAGTAACAACGGCAAAACCAAGGTTGCCGATACCCGTGGTAGCGTCTTCCAGTTCCCCTGTTGGGATAATTTTTACCGTGAATTTAAAGTCACGCAATGGATCGGTACGAGTTAAAACTGCC